GCCAGTCTTTAACAGACACTCCAGGTAATTATCCTTGGGAGCATCCACCACAATATGTTGATCCAGAAATAGCTGCAGAAAATATTTGGCACAGTTTACATAGAAGAGAATTAACTGATCAAGTTATAGCTATGTTAGATGCAGGTATACCTGTAGAGGCTCTAGGTAGAACAATATTATTTGCTGGTTTTGTAGAAGGTAAATTTACACCTGATGTTGCTTTTATAATAGCAGAACCTGTGATGAAGATGATAGCTTCTATTGGTATGAATGCTGGAGTAAAAAGAATAAGATTTTCTATGTCTGATCTTACTAATAAAAAACAACTTAGAGAAATTAATAAATTAAAAATGGCTAACGAGGAAGTAGAAAAAGCTGTTGAGGGTGTAAGAAAAGAAATTAAAAAAGTAGGAATAATGTCTAAACCTGAACCAGAAGGAGAAGAATAATGTCATTTGCTGAAGGATTTTTAAGAGGATTTGTTGGGCAAGCTGTAGATAATAAAATTGCTGCAGATGCAGAATACGCTGATATGGTTAGAGAAGCAGGTAAAAGTTTTAAAGACCTCTCTAATTTATTTATTAAAGAAGAAAAAGATATTGAAAATAGATTTAATACTATTCAAGCTAGGCATGGAACACCTATGGCGTTATATGCTAGTTATGAAGGGCTAACTAAAACTGATTATGGAACAGAGTTAGCGTTAAATGCTTCTAAAGAATTTGTAAATTCACTTGAAAATATTGACTTTCAAGGTTATGATTATAGCACTGCTAAAACTTCAAGGTTAATGAATTTTAATAAACAAAATGAAGATACTATAAATACTTTAGTAAAAAATCAAGGTGCAAAAGCAGTTGGTGATTTATTTTTAAAAACTTCAGAAGTTGCTAAGCCTGAGTTAGATTTACCAGCTATGTCTAAATTTGATGATACTTCAAGTATATCTACAAAAGATTTAAGACTTTTTAGATCCTCTGCATTTACTGAATTTCAAGGATTAGAACGAGATCAATTTTCTAAAAGAATTAAAGATGGATTTAAACAAGGATATGATCCAGAAAAACATGGGCCAAGTGAAGACTTGTATGCTTTTGAAAGATATTTTAATGAATTTTATTTACCGAGAGTAGTTGGTGTTAAAGCAGATACATCAATGAAAACACAAATGGAAGGTGTAACAGGTGCTCAACAAACAGGAGAAACTCTTACATTCAATATGGATAATGTTTTTAGTTTTAATGGTAAATTATATAATGTACCAGACGAGTTTAGAGGTCAAAGTATACCAGAGATAACTAAAAAAGCCTTAGCATCTCAACAAGACAAAGAAGCACCTACTAAAAATAATCCTAATGTAATATCAGCACAAGAAAAAATAAATATAATTAGATCTACAAATCCAAATGATCCTAGAATAGAAGATATAAAAAGAGATTTAAGAATTATTTTAGGAGTAACTAATCTTGAAGGTTTAATAACATAGTGTCAGACCCATTTGTTAAATATTTAAATACAGACGAAAAAAATAATTTACAAAAAAATATTGATCCTTTTGTAAAGTATTTAGATCCTAGTGAAAAACAATCTGATTTTAAAATATCCACTGAAGATCCCGTAGTTGATTACACTAAAAAATATAAAATGCCAGATGAATTAGATCCTTTTGCAAAATATTTAGATACGGGATATTTTAATACTGGAACTAAAGAAGATATTGATTTAGATAAAAGAATATCTAATGCTTTTGCACTTGGCTTTAAAGATACTATTAGGGGTTTAAGACAAATGTCTACATCTAATGAAGATATTTTAAATCAGTTAAGGTCAGAACAAAAGCAACTATATGAAGATTTTGATAAACCTGGTGGGTATTTGGTTGCAGCTGCATATTTTGGAGGTGCTATATTAGATCCTGCAGGTTGGTTATTACCTGTAACAAAAGCTAGAACATTATACAAAATGGCTAAATATGGTTTTGTAAATGCAGGTATAGCTGGTGCACTAGGTTATGTTGATGAGGAAAGCATGCTAAATACTAGGGGTAAACAGGCTTTTGCATCAGCAGTAGGTGGCAGTGTGGTATCTCCTTTAATAGGTGCAGGTATTAAAAAAGTTAAAGGTGAAAAGATAGAGTTAGGTATACCAGGATTTAAAGATAGTAGAGATATTGATATAAATATAAAAGCAGCAGCATCTAATAATTTACATAAACAACAATTATTTAATGAAGCTGGTCAAAATAAAAGAGATATACTTATTAGAGATAAGATTGATATACAGGATAATAATAATATAAAAGATATACCTAGAGGTGATTTAACAAGAGGTGTTAGAAAATTTTATAAACAGTTTACTGATGTTTGGCAAGAAAGACATGGTAAAAAATTATATGAAGAAATATCTGGTGATAAACCCGTAACTATACCTTTTACACAAACTAAAATTCCTGGATTGGCAGGTGCAGAAATAGGAACTGGTGCTATTAGTGGTACAATTGGGTATCAAACAGCGGAGGATGATGCACCTATAACTAGCAAATTAGGTAGATTTGGGATAGGGTTTTTAGCTGGTGCTGGTGGTATAAAAGCTACAAAAAAAATAAGTAAAACAACAAAAGTTAAAAAAACATTTGGTAAAAATCAAGAGAATGAAACTGTAGAAGTTACTGAATCTTTGTATGATTTACTTGGTAGATACTTTATAGACAACTATAAAATGCCAGCAAATTATAAAGAATTACAAGCTAGTGCACAAGGTCATGCAGCACATATAGCTTCTAGATTTTCTGAACTAGCTATTAAAGTTAATAAAAATTTAACTGAAAATGAAAGTAAAGTTTTATTTAATATGTTAGAGGGTGATAATATATTTAAAGTACAAACAGAAACTTTAAATAATTTATCTAAAGAAACTAGAGATTTAATTACAGAAGTTGCACAAGAATATGTTGATATGGGCATATTATCTCCTGCAACTTTTTTAAAAAATAGAGATATATATTTAAAAAGAACTTACTCTAAATATAAAGATGACCCAAGAGAGTTTGGTGAAGAATTAAGATTAAGAGGTGCATATCAAAAAGTTACTAAACAAGAATATGAGGATTACTACAAAAATCAAATAGCTTTTACAACTACATCATTAGTTGAAAAACCTATTAAAGAATTAGAAGATGTCCCAGGTGCAAAAGGTAAATTAAAATATTTATTTGAAGATGTTGTTGGTAAAAAAGAAAGACTAGAAGGGCACAGGGGTTGGGAGCTTTTAAATACCAGTGAAAAACAGTATGCAAAATTAGCACCAGGTGATGAAGTAGAAATTAGGTGGGAGTTTACAAAACCACAAAGGGTAGGTCTTGGAGAAATAGAAGATGCAGCTTTTGCAATAGCAGAAACTGGTAGAGCTTTTTCTAACACTTTACCTCAATTAAAATTTTATGATAATTTAGCTAAACAACCTTATACTTATACTAAAGCACAATATAAAGAGTTATCACAAGAAATAAAAGATACTCTTATTAAAATGCCAACCACTAGGATTGATCCTAATAATCCAGAGTCTAGATTTAGATATGGAAATTTAGCAGATAAGTATGTTCCTGAAGAAGTATATAAAGATTTAATTTCTGCTACTAGGCATTACAATACAATGGGTAATGCGTTTTGGAAAAGATATAGAAAATTTAATTCACTTTGGAAAGTGTCTAAAACAGCATGGAATCCAACTGTACATACTAATAATATTGTAAGTAATTTTGTATTGCATGATTTAATTGATGCAGACTTTAAATATTTACCTAAAGCGTATAAGGCTTTAATGGGTTATAAACCAGATGATAGTATTGTTAAAAATTTAGTTTTAGGCAAAGAAGGTCAATTTGATAAATCAGCTTCTGAGTTAGTAAAATTAGCACAAAGAAGTGGTGTGTTTGAAGCAGATTTTGTAACTCAAGAACTTGGTAAAATTCAAGAGTTAGCTATAAAATCACCTTACAAATATGATGGTGATGCTTGGAGTAGTGGTGTAAAAGGTGCTGAAGCTATATTTAATGATATTAGAAAAAATAACCCATTAACTAAACTTACTGATTGGTATAGGTTTGAAGATCATGTGTTTAGACTATCTGTATTTCAAGATAGATTAGCAAAAGGTTATTCTGCCGCAGAGGCTGGTCTAGATGCTAGAAGATCTTTTATAGATTATAATATTAATGCACCTGCTATAAATTGGATGCGTCAAAGCACAACTCCATTCTTAGCGTACACATACAGAATAGTTCCAATACTTGCAGAAACTGCAGTTGTTAGACCTTGGAAATTTTTTAAATATGCAGCACTTGGTTATGGTTTAAATTCTTTAGGTGAATTAACAGGTGGTGGTGATGAAAAAGCAGAAAGAGCATTGATGTTAGAAAAACAACAAGGTAGATTTATATTTGATTTTATGCCTTACAGAGAAATAAAATTACCAGCTATAAAAACTGATGACAGTCCTTTTGAAGGACCTAGGTATATAAATTTAACAAGATTTGTACCTGGTGGTGATATATTTGATATTGGTGGAAATCTTATTCCATTTTTACCAGCACCTCTACAGCCTAACTTTGGATTAGCAGGAGAAGTTCTTAGTTCTTTATTAGGATTTGATATGTATGGCCAAAGAAAAACTAGAGGATTAGGTATAAATGATTATGAAGATTTAAAAGTTATAGGTAAAGATTTACTACAAGATTTAACTCCTAACATACCTTTTTTACCTGGGTCTTATTCAACTCAAAGAATAGATTCTGCTAGGAAAGGTCAAGAGTCTCCTTATAGAACTAAAGAAACAGAAATAACGGCATTACTAAGATCATTAGGACTTAAAGTTGAAACTAAATCTATTGATAAATTAACTGCAATAAAAGCTGGAGAACTTAGAAGAAAAATTAAACCAATTAGAGAAAATATAGCAGATTTAAATAATGATTTATATAAAGGTTTAATAAGTGAAGAACAATATCAAAAAAAATTAAAATATCAAGAAGATCTTTTATTAAAAATAGTTGATAAATATAACGAGGCATTTTCAGTTTATAAAATAAAAAATTATAAACAGCCTATTAGAATAGATGATTTTCTACCAAAAAGTATTAAACAACAATCAAACGAATTATTTGGTAAAAACTAATGGCTAAGCAACCTAAAACAACTAGTGAGCACCTTATATCTATTTATGGATATATAACAGGGTTAAAAAGGGAGATTACCACAATAAAAAATAACCACCTCAAACACATGCACGATGATATAGATAAACTACATAGTAAAATAGATAAGATATTATATGTTTTAATAGGTGGTTTAGGTGCAACAATATTAACAATACTGGGACTATTTTTATAATGGACAAAA